GTATTTCTTTGCCGATGCGAGAATTAACTTTGCTCGACGCATCATTCGTCCGATCGGTTGAGATTCTTTATAGAACTTCTCAGCATCTTTAAATTCGCTAAAATCAAATTTTTCATTGGGTCCGAGATGATAAGAATTAAACTCTGACGCAGTTAGCGATTTAATTGTTTCATTTGTGATTGAATTTCGTACTCGGATTTTTGCAGTGGTTGAAAAGAGTGTATCATCAATATCAAAGACAGTTAGCCAACCATCTTTATATTCATTTGCGGTATTCGTGAAAGATTTAAATGTTGACACCATGTAATGAATCTACATATTTTGAAACTGTATTCTCCGAATTTCTTACAGACATATTTGAAAGGAGATTTGTTTCTTTTGGTGAATTAACTGTTGAACTTGGTGCATTAATTACTACTGGTGCACTACTTGCTGAACTCTTTGCGTCTTCAATCGCTGCAGATGAAGTCATTATTTGACTACCAGCATCGCTCGTGCTCTTGCTGTTTGGTGTAATGGAAGAATAAGTAGGTTTGCCTTCTGATCCTACTCCAAAGTCTTGTAGCTTTTTATCTAATGGATATTTGATACGTCCCATGCCCACGTTTATCTTTGTATTAAGATCTTTTATATACTCTACTGATGATTTATTAACTTTCATAAATGCTTCTGTTTCTTCCTTTGTAGCACCTTTAGAAATTTCAGCCTCAATTTGTTCATCTGTCAATTCTCCTGTAGCATCTGTTCTAGCTTCGGTTGCTAAAAGTGACATCCTAGCTACAGCTTCATCTTTTTTATCTTGTGACATGTTTTCGTATATTTGTGTTGCTTCATCCATTGTCATTTTCTTTTTGAATGTTGGTGCTGGAGTCCCAGTAATTGGTTTTGGTATTGCAGAAGTTTTAGATTCAACTTTAGGGATTGGAGCAGTGACTCCTGATAGATCATTTGTAATTCCAGTTTTATTTCCTTCTGGCATTTTGAATGTTGTATTCGAAACAGCTTTATCTGTAGTATCTGTAGCAACTGTTTTAGTAGTAGTAAAATAACCTCCTGTAAGAGTATCAATCGTTCCACCTTTTGGAACTAATGCTTGTTTAAGAGCTTCACCAATTCTTGATGGAATTTTCTTTATATAATCAACAATTGATGTAAATAAATCTTTAATTGCATCTATAATCTTATCTCCTAAATTATCAGGTAAATCTATACCGAATATATTTGCTACCCAATCAATAACATCAAATACGAAATTAAGTGCACCTTTGAAAAATCCTTCTACAAATGCACCTACAATTTCAAAAAAAGAGCTACCATCTTTATATGCTTTAAAAGCATCTTTAAATCCTCGAATAAGTCCAGCAACGACTGTAGTGATCCCAGCAATAACTGCTGCAGCAAGACCTGCTGGGAGACCTGCTAAAAATGTAAATAATCCTCCTACAATTTTAACAAGTCCACCTGCTAAGAAAGGAAGAATTCTTGCTACAATAAATCTTAAAGAACCACCTAAAATTTTAAAGATACCATTGAATAAACTAAACAAAAGCATACTACCATAAAATCCTAACATCTCCCCTAATCCTGATGGTTTTAAATCTTTATCTTCTTCATTTTTCATTAAACCAGATCCTTTTACATTATCAGCAATCACTTGAAGTAATTCTACCATCCGTGCAATATTAAATGATGTTTCTCTTGCGACTTCTTCGTTGTCTGATTTTGAAATATCTGACTGTTTTGTATCTGAGATGATAGGATTGCCTTGAGCATCAACTAAGAGTGCTCTTGGTTGTCCTTCATTAGCAATATTTTGTTGTACTAGTACGTTTGTAAGTGCCATTTATTTTTGTAGTCTTTTTTGTTCTGCTTTTTGTTTTTCTTCTTGTAAATGTTTAATTAACATTTCAACATATATCTCACGCTCAAAGGGTATTTGATTTTCAAGCTCTGTCAGAGAATATTTATGATATTGCATTAATGCAAAGTTAGTTTTATAATGATTAACTAACGACTCATGAGAGAGCATTATGAAAAAAAATTTGATAAACCCTCTATCTTTCTGGTATGAACTTTATTACAACCCTTACATGTCCAAGTTATTTCTTTACTTAATCTTGGCATTGTTTCAAAGAACTTTTGTAATTTACCAAACTGACCTGTTGTTAAGTTATTAACAAAATCAGTAAGTTCTTGTTTACTTTGTTCTTTACTATGATATAATTGTTGTCCATCATATATGTAATCTATACTATCAGTAATAACATCAAAAAAAACTTCAGTATTCATCTTGTTTGCATCTGTCGATTTTAATGATTTTAATTTTAAAAGTAAATCTAATGATGGATATTTCATTACAACACCAACATCATTAAATAAAGCTATTTTATTTTCATGTCCTTCTGGTATAATTACAGGAACATTCATTATATTAATTTTTATTAAAGTCTTAGATTCTTTCTTATCTTTACATTCTGGTGTGTCACAATTAGCAACTAATTCTACTTCTTCACCAACTGACTTACCACGCAATTGACAAAAAATATATTCTAAATCAAATAATGCTAAATTGTTTCCATCTAATCCAACAACACATTCAGTGATAATATTCTTAAGTGTGTTCATCATTATTTTCTCATCTTCAGATTGGAACGCAAGTAATAAAGCTTTTTCTTGTTTTACTAAAAATGGTTTATACTTATATTCTTTTTTAGAAGAAGGAACAGTTAATGTATATATTGGTGTACTACTTATAGGCAAAGCCATATTATTATTCTCCTTCAGTTTCTTTATAATTTTTAATTATCTTATTCAATTCATTTGTAGATCCTATGAATACATTATTGTTCGTCACTGTATTCTTTTTCTCTATAGAACTTACAGATGCTGTTTGTTTATGTAAATCTAATAGTTGTTGATTTACATCCGCTAACTGTTTAATCATATTTCCAACAACTTCAAATGCTCTTGGATGTTCTGATTGTTTTGCTATTTCAAGAGAGTGAACTAATGCTTCTTCACCTTTAACTAAAAGATTATGAAGATTGGCTCGAGTTGTATTGAAATCATTTACAATATCACTCTTTGTTTTATCTTCTTCTCTCGAATCTTTTTTAACTACAATTAATTCAGGCTCAATTGTAGGAATCTTTTCTATATTTAATTTATCACTTAATGTATCATCTATTTTAGACATTATAAAATCCTTAAATTGCTCTAAACGATTGTCCTATCATTCCACTTAATGTTTGTTGTGAAAACTTAACACCAGCATTTAATATATCTGGTGGTGCACTATTATATTGTGGTGCAAATTGATTGTTTCGATTATTACCAATTGAATTTGAAAGATCAGTAAAAGAATTTTGAAATCCAGAAAAATCACTAAAATAATTTGCAGCAACTGGTAATGAATTTACAATCACACCTACAGGATCAGTTAATACTTGATTTCCTATCTCTTGTGCTCCTTCTAATATTCTTTGAATCCATCCTTTTTGTGCTGGAGGAGGTGGAGCAAATAATTCTGTTGTAAAATACTTATATGCAAAGGTCACTGAAACTTTTGCTGGTTCATTTGAAGCTTGTCCTAATTGAATTGATTGAACTGTTTTTGGATATGCTTGATGTAGCTTTGTTAAATATCTTGTATTGTTTGCAACATCATTCACAAATAATGTAATTGTACTAATGTAATTATCGTAAAACTGTATTGTTCGATCAGTTGTATTTTGAATTGAATCTTGCCAAGCTTCAAAGAATGCTTTCACTTTAAAAGCAGTGTCAACATAATATACAGCTGTGACTGGATCAAATACTTTCTCATAAGGCATTTCTCTTGTTTCACCAAAGGTTCTTACTGGCACTGTTGATAAATTAACTCCAGGAATATTAATTGACTCACAATACAAATAAAGTTTTCTATAAAAATCTGCTGATGCGAATGCTGGATTTGTTCTTATAGTTTTAGGTGGTTCTACTGTGCAACCAAAACGATTGGTTCTAGAAATTCCATCTTTTTTAACTTCTGCTATAAATCTTTTTATATCTTGTGGCGATGTAGGTGGTTCAGAACGTCCTAATCCAAATATATCTAAAATTGACATTAAATTTTTCCTATACTATCAGCCCAAACATTTGATTTATTATCTGTAAATCTTTCTACTGGAAGCATCATTACAGTAAACCAATTTTCAGGTGATACTTTAATTATTGATGATTGTACATAATCAAACAAATATTTTTTAACACAAGGCATAGCTAAACGAAATTTACTTGCTGATCGTATTGTGTTCCAACTATAACGAATACGAGTAGTCTCGTTATATTTTCTAT